GGCGAGGCCGCTGCAGACACTGTCGCTGAACACGGTCAAGCTGGCTCCACTTCAAGATCGGTTTGACACGATTGAGCTCAACAGCCTTGCGGAGAATGGCATCGCGACGCAAAAGGCCGGCTCGGACAATCAGCCGATGATCAGTCGGGAGACAACCACGTATCAGCTGAACCTGTATGGATTCCAGGATGATGCGTATGAGCTCGTCACTACGCTGGCGACGCTTGCCAGGTTGATTCGCAATCAACGGCAGGCTATCACCAGCAAATATCCGCGCGTGAAGGTTGCAGACGACGGCACGCGGTTCGGACCAGGGCAGGCAGTCGTCACCCCTGGCATCATCCGTGGAGAGCTGGAAGCAGAGTATTTCCTCGACATGTGGAATGGTCTGGTCGAAAATTTTTCTGCCTTCCAGGACAATCTCATAGTCGAGCGGGATCCGAATGACGCCAATAGGATCAATGTTTTATACGGGCCTGATCTTATCAACCAGCTGAGAATCTTTGCCGTGCTCGCCCAGTTCCGTCTGCAATATGATCGTGGGCTCGACACTCAGATTATCGGCCCGGCTATCGGCGTGACTGGCACAATTCCAGTTCCAGCATAACAGGAGGTTTAACATGGCGATTCGCTTTGCTGGTGTTGCTCATGTGAGCGTAGACGCGCGACAGTACCAGTTGCGCGGCAATCTAACAGTATCCCCGCATGCTGTAGAGCGGACAATGATAGCAGGTCAGGATGGGATCCACGGGTATCAGGAGCTGCCGAAAGTTCCTTATATCGAATGTGATCTGAGCGCAACGCCTGAGCTGCACTTTCGCGACTTGATCAATCAGGTCGATACTGTTGTGGTCGCGCAGCTGGCAAACAAGAAGCAATACTCGCTGTTTGGGGCTACTGTCAAGGGCGGATCCGAGATCAACGCCCGAGATGGTCAGTCGCGTATTCGCTGGGAAGGCTTGTACTGCACTGAGGACGACCTGTCCTCGACGGCATTCTAATTGGAGGTCTTAGATGGATGCTCAACGTGAAGGGTTTGTCAAGCCTGTGGAGCCTGCAAGCACGCAGCAGCCAGCCATCGCCAGCAATGGGGCGAGTGGCGAGCCTGTGTCGGCTCCCGAGCCAGAGCTCGAAACGCTAAAGGAGACTTGGCCGATACGCGTCAAACTACTTCATAAGCCGGTCAAGAATAATCAGGGCGAGTTCGTGCATGAACTGGTTTTTCGTGAGCCCACTGGTGGGGATGTCAGCCGGTTAGGCAATCCTTGCCGTATCACGTTTGACGGGGAGATTGTGATGGACGAGCCTAAGATGATGCGGATCATCGCTGCTTTGTCCGGCATCCTGCCTCCGTTCCTGGAAGCGATGGATCCGCGAGACTGGAATTCTTGCGCGTACCGGATTCGCAGTTTTTTCTTACCGGAAGCGGGCGCCTGGTAGAGTCCAACGACGGGCTCGTGTTGGATTGCTATCGCCTTGCTAAGTATTACTCGTGCTCTCCTGATGTGTTCTTGAGGCTTCCGCGAAGCGAAGTCTATATGCATATATATCATACGGATAGGCTTTCTCAGCTGCTGCGCCGGGAATCGGATGATGACTGATGTCTGAGGAACTCGTCGTCAATATAGCAGTAAAGACGGAAGATCAGCAAAGAGCTTCCGAGAGCGCGAAGCGCATCAAGGAATCTTTCAACGTTCTTGCTGATCCGGTAGCGCACGAGAACTTCACCAAGCTCGCCCGGTCGTTTGCGCTTACCGAGCAGCAGGTGAAGAAGCTTGTCGATACCTTGGGTGGGGGGCAGTTTGGCGGCGGATCTGCAAATCTAAATTCTGTTTTGAATAATCTTGCCATTTCATTTGGCAAAGGCGGCATTGCATTTGGCATTATCGAAGCCGTCATTACCGCCGGCAAGGCCGCGTGGAATTTCTTGTACGGCACTGCCGAGCGCTCGTTGCAGATGGCTCAAGCATCCCGTCGGATAGGAACGATTAGCGGCGCTCAGCTGAATGAGAACGTCAAGCTGCTGGAGCGCATGGGCGTCAATACCGACTCGGCTATCGCCGCATTTGAAACGCTGGCGGAAAAGCAAGTCGAATTAAGCATCAAGCCGAATCGGATACGCAGCTACTGGCTATCAGTGACTGACTTCGCTTCCAGGGGCGAGGTGCTGGAAACCCTCGATAAGCTGGAAAAGGAGAAGGACCCCACAAAGTTCGCGAACATAATCCGGGAATGGGGGCAGAGTGTCCGCAAGGCGTGGGAAGATGTCGGAGACCCTGGTCGCGGGGCTCAGGAAGAACGAAGGTTGCTAGAATGGTGGACCGGATCCGACGCATTTCAGAGACTGAAGCCTGAATTAGAATTCAAGAAAGTAACCGAAGAGCAGGAAAAGGCTTATGCAAAGACAATCGAGGCTGGTGAGACGCTTGTTGACATATCGGGCCGGATTGCCGCCAACATGCAGATTATCAAGGAGTACTTGCTCAACTTCTTGCTGGGAAGTGGCCCAGCTGGCCCTGAGTTGCGAGGGCTCTTGGCGGCTTCTGAGGCTGCCCTTCGAGTTTTAGAGGCAAAGCCAGAAGACCGTGAAGCGGTTCTTAAGCAGTTGTGGGACGAGATGCTGAAAGAAGCATCTAAGTATAGTCCGAAAGACTGGGCAGACTGGTTCTTGAAGTATTTTTGGCTTGGCCCTGGCGTGCCGCTTGGCACTGGAGGGGTGCAGAAGGGACGGCTGGACGACTATTATAAAGAGCAGATGGAAAAGTATGATAGGGAGCATCCATCAGATAAGACCAATTTACCAAGCACCAAGCTGTTCGAGGATTACAGCGGCAACCAGGAAGACTTGCTGCGAGAAGAGAAGAAGCTCGTAGACAACCTCCAGCTGATCAACGCGCTATTGTCCCAGTCCGGCGGGATAGCTCTGAGCGGCGGTTTGGCAGGAGCAGCGGCTCCAAGGATACCAGCATTAGCAGAAGGTGGCGTAGTTCATAGGCGAAGGAAAGCACTGGTCGGCGAGCGAGGACCTGAAGCTATCGTAGGCAAGGACAGGCAGCGAGTAGCTGCCAATCCCACGCTCGCGACAGTGGGGGCGCAGGGCCCAGAGACTGTCGTGCCCTTGAAGCCCGGGGAAAGCCTGACTCCTGCAAATTCGGTATTTCCAGGGCGACCCGGCATTCCACGGGCAGGGATAATCACGGGACCGCTTCCTACAGGAGTGCAAACTGGTCCTAGCAGCTTTTTTGGTAATTTGTCCGAAGCGGAAGGAAGCAGAATTCCTGGTGGTTGGGTAGATAATCCGGGAGACTGGAATAAGAAAACCAACAAGCCATTGGAGCAGTGGAGCGGCGCGCCGCGAAATCTTCCCGCTGTATCCACACCGTTTCGCGTAGGAGGTGGCCCGGCGGGTGCGCAGCAAGGCGCGCTTATGCGAGTTCAAAATCCCATGACGGGAGAATGGGGATTTGCGCATCAGGGCGATATCGGGCCTAATATGTGGCATCCGGTAGCTAGACATAAAGCTATTGATATCAATGCCGCGCAAGCGGAGCAATGGGGATACGTTGGAACGGCTCAGCAATCGAAGTTGACCGGCAAGCCTGTATATCCTACAGGAAAAAATGTGTCATTCGAGTTTGTATCTTCGCAAGAGCTTGAGGAAGCAAAGCAAAGCGAAGGCGGCCTTTTAGGGCTGTCGGCCATTCCTGCCTCGATGAGAAAGCGAATGGACGGGGCGCTGAATGACGAGGTCAAAGCTAGTGGTAATCTCAATGTCAAGGTTGAGGCTCCAGCCGGGACAACAGTGAAGGCTACTGGAGGTGGCATGTTTGAGGATAATGTCAATGTTGATCGCACGTTTACGGATGCGACGCCCTGATGCCTGCCAGTAGTCAACTCGACGAACTGAGGCTGCAGGTCTCGCTGGTCGATAATGCGTCGGCTCAGCTCAAGTTCATCAAGCAGCAGTTTGACGAGATAGGCAAGGGCTCGGGTGCTGACCCGGCCAAGCGCCATGTCAGCGAGCTCGACGAGCAGCTGAAGAAATTAATTAATACGATATCGCAAGGACCGAAGGCAGTACTTGATTTAACCCGCAATTTTGCTGTTGCCGGCGTTAGCCTTGGTGTTTTTTACTTAGCTACAGAAAAAGTTGTCAAAGGGGCTAAGGAATTGTCCGACACCATGCACGACATGATAGTCACGTCGCGCATCACCGCCATTCCCATCGAGCAGCTGAAGGCCAACCAGGAATTTCTGGAGCGTTTCGCGCATCTATCAAGCCAGCAGGCGGACAGGCTATCGACGAAAGCCAATGACTTCGCGATTGATCTCACAAGGAGCATGTCAACAGCCCGCGAAGCGATGATTGCGGGAATTACTCCAGATAATAAGGCGTTCATACTGGAGCAGCTGGCATCGATTGAAAAAGAAGAGACTGCCGTAGGCAGGCTTGGCAAGGAGTATGAAGCCCTCGACAACATCCGCAAGCACTTTGCGGAAATAGGCGACAAGGACCTGGGCGTGATACTGGCCAGACGGCTTGGCGAGCTGACTGGCATCGACAGGGCGCTGCCTCCGGGCGATATAACGGAGTATGTGCGGAAAAATCTTAATGTGCTTTCGGAGGAACGTGCAAAGCAAATTAGGGAAAGGGCTGCGGTATCAGAGCAGAGTGAGGAGCTGCTCCGTAAGCTAACGAAACCTGTTACAGAAATAGGGAATATAATTAAGACCGACTTCACTCGCGAGGGTCTCATTCCGGCCATGCGAGTGATCGATGCCATGTTCACGAAATGGCACGACTGGATGCAAGAAGGCAAGACGCCGTCTGCGCCGGCGGCGCCGCCTACACCTCTTGTGCCACGACAGGGTGGGGCAGGCACCAGCGTTCTGCCCCCGGCTCCGCCCGCGGGGGGGCGAACTGGTGGGCCGATGGGACGCCCTCTAGATGAAGGCGGAACGCCTGCACCTCTTGTGCCACGACAGGGTGGGGCAGGCACCAGCGTCCTGCCCCCGGCTCCACCTGCGAGTGGGCGAACTGGTGGGCCGATGGGACGCCCTCTCCGGTTCATGGGCGATGGCAGCGCCGGCAGCAGTGGCCAAGAGGGCTCATTCGCGAATGACCCGGCCGACATCTGGTGGCGCAGGCTTCCCGAGGCCACTGGAGCCAGCAGGATTGAGGATCGCCGCGGGGACGAGACCGATGAGATGCTCCAGAGCCGCGGGACGCAGACCAAAGCCCTGACCGACGAGATCAAGCGCCTGAATGCCCTTCTTTCGGGCGAGGAAGAGCCTGGAGGAGGCTTGGGCATCGCCGGGGGTGGAGGTGGCGGGGGCGGCAGATGGCGTCCTGGCGGGATCGGCGTGGGTCCTATGGGCGGCGGTGGCTTCCCAGGGGGCGGCGGAGGCGGCGGCGGCGGTGGCGGTCCGCCAGCTAATGTTGGTTTGCCAGAAAGTGGCCAGTGGAATGAGCAGCCATTCCAGCAGGGGGGCCAGACAATTGGGGCGGAGCAAGTCGGCCCCGGTGGGCTGCCAGCACTGACCCAGCCGGGCAAGAGCGTCTTGGAAGGGTTGCAGGAATTCGAGAAGGCGGGCACCAGAAGTT